GTATTTGAATTAAAAATTATGATTAGTAAGGTACTTCTTCCAAGAATTAGAAAACTTGAAGAAGAACTTGCGTCATTACGAAAACATACGTGGCCGTATGTACAGGGGAAAAAAGAATCTCATCAACTTGACGATATCGAGGCGAAGGCGGATTTTCTTAAACATCTCGATGAGGACACAGTAGTTGAATTATTGAGGGCAAAGGTAAAACTAAGTAGAAATAGTGGATTTCTAACAAGAGAATATGATATGATTTCTAATTTACGAAATAATTTTTGTTGAGCTATAGTAGATGCTACATTCAAGTAATGAACCTATGCATATTGTGGCTCTCATATGCCTAATCATATGTATATTTATTACAGGTAGTGGTACCACAACCATTTTACAAATGCCCCTAGTACCACAAACTGGGTTGATGGCAGCTTGTTGTTGTTTGTCTTGCATATCTTCAACAACTACTGTCGCAAAAGATCTACAGAAACGTTAAATTAGAAAAAATCGTCAGTCCTGTACATATTTACAGTGAATGAACCAGTCTTTCCCATTACGGTGACTGTTTCATTTCCATATAGCTCTTGGCATCCAATGTCTTCCATGCAGTCCCTCGCATTGTGGGAGACTGACACTGGGTATAAGTTTTCACCTCCGGTAGTGGTGTAGTAATTGTAGCGATCACGGCGACCACGTACCTCCTTACCATATAGGGGGAGAGTCTCATCACCATTCGTGATTAAACCCATCTGTTGCATGTGACCAGGCTTGTATTGTTTAATGGGTGGACCCCTAAATTCGGGTTCTTGGGTGTGACCACGACGAGTGGGTACTGGACGCACTGGCACTGGAACAGCTACTTCTACTGGGACCTCGACAACTTGGGGGTTGTAGAACATGTAGCCTACAGCTGCGACAAGTACAACAACCGTCAATAACAATAATTGAGTTTTTTGCTTGTTCTTCATATACTATAGTTAAGGAAAATGTTTGAGATGTATATATGAAGGATATAACCATTTATGAAAATTTTATCAATGATGAGGAACTAGAAGAGGCTAGACAATTCATTGGTGATGAATCATTAAATTTAGATAACAAAGATCTTGGACATCCAAGTCTAAACCGACAGTGGGTTTTCATTTCAATAGATAATGCCTATAAAAAAGTTCTAGTTGATTTGAGACCTACTAGGGATTGGGCGTTTGATATGGAGAATATTATCCCTTCTGCAAAAAAATTCATTTTGAAAATGAAAAATAGAATAGATAAATATACAAATATAAATCTTGATTTAGAACGAGTTTATTTAAATCGTCAAGTACATGGTCAAGACGTGCCATTACACGTAGATGGTGATACACCAAATATCTATACACTTTTAATCTATATAGGTGATATTACACATGAAAACTATGATAAGACTGGTGGAGACTTAGAATTTAAAAATAAAGAAAATACAAGAATTGAACCGTTTACNAAAAGAGCTGTACTATTCAAAGGGTATATACCACACCAGGCTTATGCACCTTTAGTACCTGGAATAACTCGCATTTCATTTGCAATAAAATTTGTAGATACGGCAAATAAACTTCCATTTGTTGTAAAATATATGGACTATGACAAACACCTGTTGTCAAGGTTGATGCAGACCTCTCTGAATGGATTGGCAGGCGTCTCTGGAGCCGATCTTGACCCATCACCGGAGTCCCTGTGCAAGTCCGCGGCGGAGGCGGAGACTCACACGCGTCGTCGCTCGCGGCAATGTATGAAGGATATAACTATTTTTGAGAATTTCATCAACGATGAGGAACTAGAAGAGGCTAGACAATTTATTGGTGATGAATCATTAAATTTAGATAACAAAGATCTTGGACATCCAAGTCTAAATAGACAGTGGCATTTTTTGGAAGAAGATAACGCTTATAAAAAACATTTAATTGATTTAACACCTAAAGTATTCGGGTCCGCCAACTCCGCCCCCGGGTATAGTATAGAAAATCTTATCCCTTCTGCAAAAAAATTCATTTTGAAAATAAAAAATAGAATAGATAAATATACAAATATAAATCTTGATTTAGAACGAGTTTATTTAAATCGTCAAGTAATTGGTCAAGATGTAGTACTCCACACAGATGATACACGACCAAACTTCTACACACTTTTAATCTATATAGGTGATATTACACCCGAAAACTATGATAAGACTGGTGGAGACTTAGAATTTAAAAATAAAGAAAATACAAGAATTGAACCGTTTACTAAAAGAGCTGTACTATTCAAAGGGTATATACCACACCAGGCTTATGCACCTTTAGTACCTGGAATAACTCGCATTTCATTTGCATTCAAGTTTTCATGTATGTCAGAACAATTACCATTTGTTGTAGAATATATTTAAGGAAAATGTTCGAAATGAATGTATGAAGGATATAACCATTTTTGATAATTTCATCAACAACGAGGAGCTAGAAGAGGCTCGACATTTTATTCATTCACCAGGAACTATATGTAAACAAATACATAATGGTCATAAGGTTACAGAATGGTTTTTCAACGAGGGAGATAACGCTGATAAAAAATTTATAATCGAGAATGAAACGAAAATTGACGGGCCCAATACCACCATTTTCAATCCCGTTGGTGGAGGAATGGATGATGCGACCCCTTCTGCAAAAAAATTCATTACAAAGATTCAAAACAAAATCGAAAAATGTACAAATAATAAATTGTTACTATGGAGAGTTTATTTAAATCGTCAAGTAACTGGTCAAGATGTAGTACTCCACACAGATGATATTAGAAATCACGCCTATACACTTTTAATCTATATAGGTGATATTACACCCGAAAACTATGATAAAGCTGGTGGAGACTTAGAATTCAAAAATAAAGAAAATACAAGAATTGAACCGTTTACTAAAAGAGCTGTACTATTCAAGGGTTGTATACCACACCAGGCTTATGCACCTTTAGTACCTGGGATAACTCGCATTTCGTTTGCATTCAAGTTTTTATGTATGTCAGAAAAAATACCATTTATTGTAAATTATAGTTAAGGAAAATCTTTTACATAAAGACATGAAGGTGTTGGCGATAGACATTGGGTTTCATAATATGGGTATAGTTCTTGCCGAGTTTGAAGATAGCCCCAAAATTGATGTGAAGTACATGAAAAAGGTAAGTCTCGAAGACTACAAATATCTACGTTCAAACGATTTTGTTGATCTCGTTCCTTTATTTGTTGAAGATCATCAAGATATATTTGATTCAGCTGATAAAATACTTATAGAGAGACAACCACCCGGGGGTTTCACAAATATTGAGATTCTATTAAATTACATGTTCAAAGATAAGGTTATTTTAATTTCACCTGTGAGCATGCATATGCATTTTGGTATGAGACACTTGGATTATGAAGAGCGAAAAGAGAGAACCGTACTAATAGCTGAAAAATATCTAGATGATGAGATTCCATATGAAAGAAAACATGATATAGCAGATGCTTTTTGTATGATTGTGTATTTTAACTTTAAAGTTACTACTCATATATTCGACAAGTTTAGATATAAAGAGAAAGTGTGATGTTATTGTAAGAATGCCAAATGTTAAATTTCCATCACATTACGTATATTGGACACAAGTAAAGGATCATGAAAATATTAAATCAAAGCTGTTACCAATAATTCATAATCTTATATCTAATAATAATTATGATAATCCATTCAAACAAAACTGCACTATGACCACAAATTTCTCGGAAAAAACTGATTTTTTAGACAATGAAATGAAAGAGAAAATTATATGGGCGTGTTTAGGGGAAATGATATTAGAGACCAATTGTTTTCCTTCTATAAAACCATCGGATGCTATAATAAAGGATTATTGGTTCAATGTATACAAAAAGGGTGATTTTCAGGAAATGCACCAGCATGTTGCTTTACCACATATAATGAATGGAAAAATGTATCATGATACATTATCAGTAGTATATATTTTGAATAGTGAAGAAGAAGACAATTCTACAATATTTAAACTTACGGGTACAAATATACCTTATGTTCCTATGCTACAAGAGTGTGAGTTTGATACTGGAAGTGTCAAAGAAATTAAAGAGGGTACATTATTGATTTTTTCAAACCAACTTAATCATTCTGTACGTCCAATAAAAAAATCTGGGAGAATTACCATTGCATTCAATATTTCATGTGCATTTAAATAATAAATATACATGTATAATAAATGCCAACAGCTAAACAACTCCAGAACGCAAAGACAAAATTAAAAAAGACTCCTAAATCCAATGGTAACAAACCTGTTATACCTACAGCAGCTCTTCTTCGTTTAATTGCTGCCGACCCCAGGATTCAAAGGAATCGTAATTTTATGAAACAAGTTCAAGAACTCGTCAAGAAGAAGTAGTTTTACCTTTGAGTGTTACTTTTAGTTCATCAAAGAACGTGTCGAAAACACCCAATCTATACTGAACAAATGCCCAAAGTGCGAAAAACATAGTCTTCGTCATCTTATTTACATCATTCTCCTCCATTTTGTAAATTGGACCTACTAGCCTGCCCATAAAAGTTTCATCCTTAGATTTACCAGTCATTGCAATCTCCGCTTGGGTTAATGCACATGTATCGTCGTTCACTGACCAATGGTAGAAGATGAACGGTATAACCATTGAGTAAAACTCAAGATTTCTACGATTATTTGTAAAAGGTACTATCAAAATCATGAGTAAAAAAATAACGTGTAGTGCAAAAATTATATTCATTTACTATATACAATGGTAAAAGAAAAAATTGTATGGAATGATCAGCACGAAATTATATTACGACAATGGGGTGAGGCCTGTGCGTGTTATAGGTTTATGCATCATAGATCATATTTACTCTATAAAGACCTGAGTATGAAATTTACCTTACCCGTCATTGTACTTTCGACTATTACAGGAACAGCTAACTTTGCACAATCTACACTCCCCCCTAGTATTCAACCCGCTGCACCATCGGTTATAGGTGGTTTGAATTTAATTGCAGGTCTGATTGCGACTATCATGCAATTCTTAAAAATTAATGAATTAATGGAAAATCATCGAACTGCGGCGTTAGCTCATGGTCTATTATCTAGAAATATTCGACTCATGTTAG